CCGCCGAGTGCTGGATCCAAAGCATCTCTTATGGCCCAGTATAGAAAGGCCCTCATATTAGCAAAAGTTCTCTGCTCAGTCATATCAGTTAAATCCTTCGCTGATTCTGAAGCCTTAACCCCGATCGCATTAACCTTCAGTTCCATCAATCTAGAAAAGACCCCGGCTCCCTCTCCTGCGGAATCCACTAAGGCGCTATCTTCTTTTTTTATTAACTCGTTTTTTATTTTTCCTACGGTCACCATATGATCCTGCTTGCTGTAGACTTTAAGTCTTTCAATAACCTCTCCTCTTCTGAAAGCGAATACGGTGAGGTCCCTGCCCATACCGGCTACATCGACTCCTAATTTTAAGGGACCCTCCCCCTTCCCCTGTAAATCCTGCCATCTGTCGTTAGCTAATTCCACCCAGTTCAAGGGAATCAAAGTATCTTCGGTAGCTCGAGGGAATTCACCCATAACTTTTACCAAGAATAAATCATTAGGCCGGTACCATTTGCCTTCCCACTTAAAATCACCGGCACCTCTATTCACTTCTCCCTCGCTAATTTCTACTACCCAGCCCGGCTTTCTGATCTTCTCATCAATCCACTCATAATCCACCTGTCCCGGGATTAATATCTTTTTAGCCCTGACATTTACCGCATTCAAACAATTCAGTTTAAACTTTTTATACAAGGGGCTTCTGGTACTTTGATATGCCTCTCCTGTAGTCCTGTTCGGATTGAATATCAGAACTATTCGGCTATTACCGGTAAGTATTCCTTCTACAGCATCAAAGGTTATCTGATCTATTCCACTCGCTTCAGTAACTACCACCATAAGATTAGGAGAGTGAAAGCCGGTCCAGTCTTCCGGCTTCTTGTCTTTCGTCTTAAAGCCTAATAAAAACCAGTCTAAATCCTCAGAGAAAGTTATTTTATGAGTCCACAGGTCTCCCCCCAGATTTATCTTCGCATTTCTATATATTCTGCCTATCTCAGACATCATAATGCTAATAACCTGTCTATCGGTAGGTGCAGTATTGATAACCTTGGAGGGAATATTCAGATATAAAAAACATAAAGAGCCTACGGCAGCTACGTAGTCCTTTCCCGCTGCGTGCCCTGACCTAACCGACGTCCTCCTATGTATTTGCATTGATTCTAAAATTCTTCTCTGCTTCCGGTCGAGCCTCACTCCCAAACCTTCTCTAGCGAATTTATTCCAGTCGCCTTCATAACTGCTTAGAATATCTATTTCCCTCTGGCTTAATCTCAATTTAACCGCCTCATCTGAATGGGATTCTGTCAGTCTTTATTCTTTTCTCCTGCTCTTTTTTGGCTTTCATTAAATTAGCAAAAGTAAGTTCCAGTGAGACCTCATGCGTAGTTCTATCTGACCATCTATCTTTAGCCCTGTTCTTTAGCCAGAATATTTGAGCAGTGACATTACCTTTTAAGGCACTCGCATATAAAGCGTCTTCTACGGTCTGGGTCCGGCTGTCGATAATTGATAATATTTTATGATCGAAGCCTATATATTTTTTTCGCCATCTCCAGATAGTATCCCGGCTTAAATTTACTGCTTTACAAGCATCACTTATTGATACCCCGCCTTTAAGCGATTCTAAAAAATCTTCTTTTTGTCGATTTCTTGTCAGATTTGTCAGATTTTTCGCCGTTTCTTTTTTATTCATTTGCTTATCTTCACCGCTTTCTTCCCGGTAAATTTTTCATATCTTAATAAAATAACTTCCCCGTATAAAGGCTCTATCTCCATTGCCCTACATTTCCTATGCATAATCTCGCAGGCGATGATAGTAGATCCTGAACCACAAAAGGGCTCAGCTACCACTCCATCTCTCGGTGATAATATTTTTATATAAGGGACTAATATCTGAACCGGCTTGGTGCCGAATATTATATTTTGGCCACCTGACTTCCCGGTCTCTGCTGCATGTGTTATATGGTCTGCTACTTTCGCCCAGGCAGTGCCTTTCCTTCTGTCCCAATAAGCTCCTTTTCCCTGTTGTCCATATATAATAACTTCATATGTATCTAAAAGTTTTTGAGCCCTTTCTTTCAAATAAATTTCTAATTCTTCTTCATATCCTTCGTTTCTTACTCCCTCTCCAGCTAATGGAGCAATATCATATTTGTTGAAAAAGTACCCAGGTCTGGAAAATCCCTGACATCGATTGGGTAGCCACCAGATTATCATATTCTTTATCTTCCAGTACTTGGCTATGGCCTGCCATATCTCTATGGTATTCCTCCAGTTTTCAAAGACCATAACATTGGCTCCCTTTGGATTTTGATAGTCATTAGCTATAGATAGCCATTCATTATATTCAGGCACCCCACCTTTCTTCTCCACACCTAAATAACTGCGTTGGCTCCTATAACCAAAACCATCTTTAGTTTTAATCCATCCTTTAAATCTTCCCTTTCCATTTGTCTTTCCTGTACTTTCATATACCTTATCTTTTTTTAGCTTCACTCCCTCTTTGGTCTGTATCTTCCGGACCCTCTTGGTATAAGCTAACTTATAGGGTGGATCCGTAAACATAAAATCGAATCTTTCATCTCCGAATAATTTAATCCAGTCATCTCTATTAGTGCAGTCACCAATAAGTATTTTATGCTCTCCTAGTTGCCACAAATCACCATCCTTGACTCTTCTAATCCCGCCTTTAAGTAGCTTTTCTAGTTCTTCATCCACATTAAATTCTTCATCAATATTCAATCCAAAGACATCGTCCAGTTCTTCCCTGCTGAATCCTACATCTACCAGCATTTCCTCATCAAAATTAGCCAGCAAATCATAATCGAAGTGCCCTAGATTTTTATTCAGTCTTAAATTTAACTCTTGCTCTTTTTTTAGTTTGGTGATTTTCACATAATTAACCGGTATCGTCTTATAGCCCATTTCCTTTGCCACTATTAGCCTCTGATGTCCACCGATAACTATATTTTTTCTTTCCTTTGCAGAATTGACCACTATCGGTTCTACAAAATCGAATCTCTTTAAGCTTTCTTTTAGATCCTTGTATTCTTTTTCAGTCAGAGCACGCGGATTGTATTCTGAGGGATTAAGTTCTTCTATTGGCACATCTTTTATTTCCATATTATCAATTTCCTTTGCCTTTTTTAAAATCAAAACTCCATCCGGATATCTTTTAATTCCTTCTTGGCAATCAAGGCATATTATTTTATTCATAGAGTCTCCGAGATATCTCATTTAAAATAAAAAATGACCTAAACCCTCTCAAATTATTTTTCAATAATCCTCGAAAGAGCTTAGGCCATTGTCCTAACTTTTTAAGGCATTACCTTATTCTATTTTCTATTAAATTTTACCAAACTAATTGATTTCTGTCAAAGAAGCGAATTGCCTCATCAAAAATCTAAACGAAAAAACATATTCAATAAAAATATACTTAAATTATTAAGATCTTTCTTCTTTTAAGTAAAAATCCCTGCTCTTTTAAGGCAAGGGTTTTGGTAAGGATTTTTTTGTGATATTTGAAATATTAATCACTTCTTTACCTTTTTATAACCTCAAATATAAAAAACATGAAGATCCCTATTATCCCAAGTAAATATAAAAAAGTTATTATATTCGGTATTATCATTCTCTTATCTTCAAATATTAATGTTTCCAAAAATTCACCAACCAATAAAGCCACGCAAAATATAGAAATTGCCAATATTAGATAATACATTTTAGTCTACTCTTCATCTCCATTTTTATCTATCCACGTATTTTTTCCTACCCTGCCCTTTTGGTTGATTCTGTATATTTTTTATCTAATTCTTTTATTTCTTGTTCTGTTTTAAAATGAAGCAACAATTTTTTATGATCCTCTTTTGTTTCATGACTTTTGTAAGATTTTATTGCAATATTAGCAGCCTCTTTACTTCCCATTTCTGCTAATCTAATTTGGCTGTTTGTTTTTTCAAAACCCAACATATAGTTAAAAATTTTATTAAATGGCTCGGTAGCAGCAAGCAGAAGAAATTCTTTGTCTTGTTTTAAGAGATTCCAATATTTGAAGTCAATCATAGGTGGTAATTGTTTTTCAACATCTTTTGAAATTTGATTTGATTTCTGTGCCCACTCATCAAGCCATAGTAGTAGATAAATATCCTTCGCATCTTCTTCTAAAAGTCGCAGTGATATTTTTCTCATTTTATGTAATTTACTTAAGTCATTAAGTCCTCTTTTTATTAAATCTGCAGTGAATCCGAGTATGACACCAAGTATTATACCTAGAACAATATGCGATGTTTCTTGATTATTAATGTAAATGAATTTTATAAAAAAAATGATTGTTATTATGATCAGTATTAAGGGTATATAAAAAGCATTTAAAATTTCTAAAAACCAATATTTCTTGTATTTCATGTTTCCTCAATCTAAGGTTAGATTTATTTTAAGCAATAAATTACAAAAAACTCTCTTTGATTTTATCAATTTAGGGTTAAAATTAATTGAATTTATTGCAATAATATAATTTTCCTATATTTCTTATACGACAAATCTTTAAAAAATCCTCTTTTTTAAAAAACTTATTTATAAAAAAATAAACCCCTGCGCTCTCGCATCGCAGGAGTAGAGGTAAAAATAAAAAAGCCCTTCAGCAAATGTAAAAGGGCTTGAAATTTCACGGCTCCCTAATTGATTATTCTGGCAATTCTTAATTTATCATTACCATTTAGTTCTTTCATTCCCAATTAGGGATTAAGGCTCCTAATTTATCTTCTATCTCTTTATAGCTTTTTATCTTGACAAAATATATTCCCAAATCCTCACATAAAAACTTAATCATCTCACCATTAGCTTTATCTCTCGCATATTTATCAGGTATTATAAACTCCAATTTAGCGAATTCTTTCGGATAGTATTTTTTAAATCGTCGAAGTTTAGTTTTATCGCTGGCAGTAAAAAATCCTTTAATTTCTATAAACTTGTTCTGCTCGGGTAAATAAATATCGGGTTTATAGAATCTGCTACCTCTTTTGATCTTAAAAAATTCAAATTCCCGTGGTTCATAAATCCATTTTATCCCTACAAAATTATAATATCTACAAATATTCGCCTCCCAACTACTCCTGACATAGATTCCCAAATCTTTTCTAAAGCCGCCCCTCGCTACATTCTTCATTTTCTAATCCACCCAGCTCTATTCATTTCTCTCTCATCTAATTTTTCTAAAGTAATTTCATTAGGAAGCAATATAATTAGGTTATCTGGAAATATTTTACGCAAGGCTTGCACTATAAAATGCAGTTTTATTTTACCGGATGGGTCCTTAACAATTATTATATCTTCCTTTTTAATTTCCGCTTTAAGTTTACCTATTTTTAAATCTTCACTTGATTTTAACCATTTAATAAGACTCTTTTATTATCTGTCCTCCTGTTATAATCATCCCAATCACAAACTTTAT